ACCGACTCTGCGGCTATTGACCTTGGCGGCGGTATAGGTCTTGGCGGTTATTACAATGGTACAGCAGCATACGCCACATTTGGCAATATTGTTGGGCGCAAAGAAAACTCAACTAGCGGTAATTATGCTGGCTATCTTGCTTTTGGCACAAACGCACAAGCAACTGGTGTTGTAGAACGCGCCCGTATCAATTCGATAGGGGATTTGCTGGTAAATCAAACTGCGGCGGGATTGCAAAATTCTAATAGTTTTGGGTGTGGGCCATCTGATGTTGGTTTTGTAGCAAACCATGTAAGCGGGACTGCTGGTGGTACCACTTTTGGTAATTTTGGATTAGCTGGCGCAGGAATTGGGTCTATTACTCAAAACGGCACAACAGGCGTTCTATATAACCTGACCTCTGATTACCGCTTAAAGAATGACCAGCAACCTTTGACCGGCGCTAAAGACTTCATCATGGCGTTGAAGCCAAAGAAATGGCAATGGTGGGATGGTTCTGGTGAAGGCGTTGGCTTTGTTGCTCACGAGTTTATGGAAGTTGCAAAGTATTCAGGTCACGGTGAAAAAGACGCTGTGGATGCTGAAGGCAAACCAATCATGCAATCCATTCAACCATCTTCATCTGAAGTCATGGCAAACCTTATTTCTTTCATCCAAGAACAACAAGCCATCATCACCGCGCTGACAACCCGCATCACCGCACTGGAAGCCAAATGAACCTGCTTAAAAGCAAAACAGTCTGGTATGCGATCATCATCGCAGTCCTCAGTATCGTGCAAGGCTATATAGGTTTGCTGCCGATGACGCCGGTATTGCAAATGCTTGTCGGGATAGGTATCTCGGTGGGCATCGTTATTTTGCGTCTACTCACAACTCAACCCATCTCGGAGAAATAATGATTAACTTAGAACTCGAAGTTGCTGAAGTGAACGGCATCCTGCAAGCGTTGGGTAATATGCCTTTTGCTCAAGTAGCACCGCTGATTCAGAAAATACAATTACAAGCGCAGCCGCAGGTGAAAACCAATGGCGCAGACGGTATCGAAGCACCGGTTCAATAAGGAATTACAGTGGAAAACCAGCATCTCATAAACGCGCTTATCGGCGGTGGCTTTGCAATCCTCGGCTGGTTTGCGCGAGAACTGTGGGGTGCTGTTAAAGAACTACGAGCCGACCTTGCAACGCTGCGTGAAGATTTACCAAAAGAGTACGTTGCAAAAGACGATTACCGCGAGGACATCAGAGAAATCAAAGCAATGCTTGCAAAGATATTTGAGAAACTGGAAAACAAGGCTGACAAATGAAAAAGCTGCTCCTCCTCGTTCTGCTGCCGGTAAACGTATTTGCTGCTGACTTGATGATGTGCAACGGCGAATACGCTTTGTGTGCCGCTTCAGGCTCTACGCCCACTGGCAAGACAATAACGGTTAAAGGCAAGGTGTTTCAAGAAGGCATGGCAGTCTGTCCAGTCTTGAAGGGTAGAAGCGTAGCGAATGGAGCATTGATGAATAACTCCTGCGACGCTCCTGCGGGCAAGGTTTGGTCGTTGTTTTCCACTGTGAGCGAAGCGCCACAAGCGCCATCGTGGGCAGTTGCGCCGTTGGTGAGTAGATCATTCATCCTCGGCAAAGATTCCGGTATGTCGAACCAGTGGTCGTTCTTGTGCGACAAGCAAGCGAAGAAAACCAACAATGTGCAGCTTGCGTCTTGTTATGGCCCGATCAATGAATCACCAGCTACAAACGGACATATCAAGCCGGGCGCTAAAATTGTTACTGACGCGCCATTAGGAGTATTGAACCCTGTGGGCGGTAACTTTTGAACCCGCTACTCATTTCAGGGCTGTTCTCTGCTGCTCAGTCATTGATTGAACGCTTTTTTCCAGACCTTGAGAAGAAAGCGGCGGCGCAATTAGAACTGTTAAAGATGCAGCAGAACGGTGAGCTTGCCCAGCTTGCGTCTGAGACTGACTTAGCTAAGCTCCAGATTCAAGTAAATGTCGAAGAAGCCAAAAGCACGAATTGGTTTGTTGCAGGGTGGAGGCCGTTTGTTGGGTGGACTTGTGGCGCTGGTTTAGTGTATGTCGCGGTGCTGGAGCCGTTAGCGCGATTTGCGGCAAAAGTCGCGTTTGGTTATTCAGGCGAGTTTCCTAGTATTAGCACTGATATCACTCTGCAAGTTCTTCTTGGAATGTTGGGACTAGGGGCAATGCGGTCAGTTGAAAAAATCAAAGGCGGCGAGGCAAACCGGTGAAAGAGAACTTTGAAAAATCGCTGGAGCTAGTCTTGCAGCACGAAATGGGCTACGTTCATCACCCGTTAGACCCCGGTGGCAGAACGAATCTTGGCGTTACACAAAGGGTGTGGGAGGATTATGTCGGACACAAAGTCGATGAACAAACCATGCGTAACCTCACCAAAGAACTTGTGGCACCGCTCTACCGAAAAGAATATTGGGATGCTGTCCACGGCGACCAGCTTCCTAGTGGGGCTGATTATCTTGCCTTCGATTTTGCTGTTAATGCTGGTGCGTTCCGTAGCATCAAAACTATTCAACGCGCCCTAAATATAACGGCTGATGGTGTCATCGGCCCCGTAACCGTGAAGGCTATTCAAGATACAAATGCAGAAGATTTTATTAACAGTTTCTCAGCAGCTAAAGAAAGTTTTTATCGCGGTCTGGCGAATTTTCCGACTTTTGGCCGAGGTTGGCTTAATCGCGTTGCAGAAAGCAAGAAAGCTGCCGAAGAAATGATCGTTTAAACAGGTGCATGGAATATGACGACCGCGCAAGTTATGAAAAACAAGTTGCTTGCTGGCTTTCATCGGCATCATGTTATTCCAAAATATCTTGGAGGGACGGATGCGCCATCAAATATTGCCATGCTCCATCCATACGACCATGCAATAGCTCATCTTGTTCGTTGGAAAATGTATGGTACTCATGGAGACGCTTGGGCATTTAATCGTCTTAAAGGGTGGCTTGATGATGGAGCATTCACCGTCAAAGGAATGCGTCATTCAGAAGAAGCAAAAAAATTGATTGGTCAACACAGCGCAGCAAGAATTAGAAAGCCTCACTCAAAGGAAACTAAAGATAAAATTTCTGTCGCAAAAGTTGGAAAAGAAAGTAACCGCAAAGGCGTAAAACTTTCCGCCAAGACTATCCAAAAAATGAGCGAATCACATATTGGGCAAAAGGCTTGGCATGCAGGGACTGTTGGCGTTATTAAGGCTTGGAATAAAGGTCTTGTAGGAAAGCAAGTGAGTTGGAACAAAGGCATCTCTGGTGTTACAAAGTGGAATCAACAAGCTAAAAATCTTCAGTCCAAAAGAGTGAAGGCTATCTGGGAAAAAAGAAAGCAGGAGGCCGTATGACGTCAGCCAGCGCAATGGATTACAGTTCTTTAGTAGAAGATATTCAGCAGTATCTAGAGCGGACTGACGACGCAACAATCAATCAGATTCCGCGTTTTATCATGCTCGCAGAGCAAGTTATTGCTAGTCAGATTAAGTTTTTGGGTAACCTGACTGTAAACACAAGCAATATGGTTGCCGCAACAGCTACGATAGACAAGCCCGCAAGATGGCACAAAACTATCTCCATGAACGTAACGGTAGATGGAAAGCGCCAGCCAGTTTTTGTGAGGAAGTATGAATACCTTCGTGAGTATGCCCCAGACCCATCAGTTCAAGGCACGCCGAAGTTCTATGCGGATTATGATTACACCCATTGGTTAGTAGCCCCTACTCCTGACACGGCCTACGATTACGAGGTTCTGTACTACGAACGTGTTCAGCCTCTTGATTCTACCAACCAAACTAACTGGTTTACGATCTACGCTCCGCAGGCTATGCTTTACGGTTCTTTGCTGCAAGCAATGCCGTTTTTGAAAAACGACGAGCGGATTGCAATGTGGCAGCAGCAGTATGATTTAATCATCAATACGCTTAAAGCTGAAGATGTGCAGCGTATTGGCGACCGACAAGCTGTTGTGCTTGACACTTAAAGGACTGACATGAGTTTCAATTCACCATTTACTGGCAATGTCATACAGCCGACTGACGTATCGTACAGTGCGATTTCTATTGCAAACACTACTCTTCAATTGGAGTGGCCTATCAACGGAACGGTATCGGGCGACGTTGCAGCAAGAATCATGGAAGTTACGACGACAGGGGTGTCTGAACTGTGGATGCCTCCTGCGAATCAATCTTCGGTAGGCAACGACGCGCTAATCCGTAACGTAGGCGGTGAAGATTTTGACGTAATGGATTATGACGGCACAAA